AATCTAATGATAATAATGCTTTAGCTTTATCTGCTTCTGCAGATGTCATAAACATATTGTATAGTTCTTTTGTCATTTTACTAATGGTTTTATTTCTTTTTTATTTAATCCTCTATTTGATAATATACGACTAATTTCGTTAGTATCCAAAAGAGTTATGTATTCTTTTGCTTCTTTGCTTGAACATTGAAAATTGTCTTTAATATGATTAACTAAATCCATGTTAGGTTGTTTAACCTTAGATTTAACATATTTACTCCACTTATTATTTTTGGGGATAAATTCTTTATATATAGAATAAATCATCCTTTTTTCTTGGGGTGGAAAATCTTGAACATAGTTTACAACTTCTATATAGTCAGGGTTCATTGATATAAACCTATGGATCATATAACTATTCCAAACCTCCCAATCTTTATCTGTAAAAGATTCAACTGGGGGTTTGGTGTTGTTAATTGCTTTTAACCAATCAAAGATATTTTTCATTAAATGATTTGATCTTTATATTCTTCTCTTAAATCCTTTGGTACTGAACTGTTTAGGATTTTATTAGTTTCAGGATCATAAAATACAGGAATTGGTAAAAGAGCGTCTTCATCTGTTCCTGTTATAAATTTAGAAACTGTACGTAATACAAATCCTTGTTTAAAAATTACTCCTCCTGCTTCTGTTTTAACTTCTGAAGTGTTGCTTAAATCAATTGGAGGTCCTTGTTGTTGTTGTTGTTGCATAATTATTTATTATTTATTAAGTTTTGAATTAACGACATTGTATTTATTTCCTTGTCGATGCGGAAATTTGCTTTATATTGGTGTTCATTTATTAACATAGCAGCCGAACCTTCTTTACCTGGAGAATATTCAGATGATCTTTCATATAATGATCTAAATAATTCATCAAAATCATCAACATTAGCATCCGCAATAATTTGTCGTATATCATTAAATTTAGATCCTTTAGATAAAGCATTGATAACTTTATCTATATAATTAGATGATACTAATATTGATTGATCTAATTTTAATGTGTTATCTTGTGTAGATAACTGTATAGTATTAATACATTTACGTAAATCGGGATAATATTGATTAACTAAGGGTACTAAATCCTTTATATCATGTTCAATTGACTCTTGTTGTAAGATCCAATTTAAATGTTTAGCAACATCCTTTTTAGTTGGAGGTACAATTTTAAGTACTTGACATCTTGATTGTAGAGGGTCAATAATACGCTCTACAAAATTACAAGTCATAATAAAACGCGTCGTACGTGAGAAAGTTTCGATAATATTACGAAGTGAAGCTTGCGCCTGTATAGTAAGAAAATCAGCTTCATCCAAAATGACCACTTTAAGTGGTTTAAAAGAAGCAACGCTTGCAAATCCTTGTACTTTATCACGGATCGTCTCAATACCTCTTTCATCTGAGGCGTTAATATAAAGATGATCGCAATCAAGGTTTTGAACACAAAGTTTTGCCAAAGTAGTTTTTCCTGTACCAGCTGGTCCATAAAATATTAAATTTAAAATATCATTCTGTTTTAAATACTTAGAAATAGATTTTTTAATATTTTCGTTTCCAACATAGTTTTCTAACTTGCTTGGTCGATACTTTTCTACTAATAAACTATTGTCCGTATTCACCATATAAACTATATTTCTTTTCTGGTTCTATAATTACTTCTTCTTCTGTAGTGGATATTGCGTACAACTCACTTTTTAAGGGAGCAAGTCGATATTCACCTTTAAATCCTGTTTTTACCATATAGGCTTCTAAAGTGTCAGTTAGCGTTTTATGTAATGGACCATCTGGTTCATTAGCAACTAATCTCCACTTATCACCTGGTGGTACTCTACGAGCGATTAGGATATTATGTTCTTTTATTATTTTCTCCATGGTGTAAATATACGAAAAATAATTGGGGAGGACAAGCCTCCCCAATAAAGTTATTTAGATTCTGCTACAGATGCTTTCTTGTAATCTGTAATTACCCTTTTAATAGCTTGTGCTGCTTTTCTAGCTCGTCCTTGACTTGCTTTTGTAGTTCCTACGTGTTCTGCTGCTAAGGTATTAAAGTTTTCTTCAATTACCTCAAAAATTTCTTGTTTTGTCATTTGTTTTTTATTTATTTATTAATTATTAATTTACATTCCCATACCCATCATTGGGTCCATAGGTGTTTGTTTATTATCTTCACTTGGTTCATCTACTATAGTGCATTCTGTTAGTAATATAGTACCTGCTACAGAAGCTGCATTTTCTAATGCTGTTCTAGCTACTTTAGTAGGATCTATAATACCTTCTTCTTTCATATTAACAGTTTTTTCAGTTTTAATATTGAACCCAGCCCAAGTATCATTACCTGAATTGACTAGTTGGTCTGCTAATATTTGTCCCTTAATTTCATCAAACCCTGCATTAATTAAAATTTGATTAAATGGTTTTTTACATGCTGCTACTACAATACGAGCACCTGTAGATTTAACTTCTATACCTGAGGAAGCATATAATAATGCTGCTCCACCTCCTGGTACTATTCCTTCTTCAATAGCAGCTTTTGTAGCATGTAATGCATCATCAACTCTATCTTTTTTCTCCCTCATTTCAGTTTCAGTATTTCCACCTACATGAATGATAGCTACTCCTCCTGTGAATTTCGCGAGTCTTTCTTGAAGTTTTTCGATTTCAAACGGCGTTGCTGCTTTATCGATTTGTTGCTGTAATTCTTCAATACGTGCTTCAATTTGTTCAATTCCTCCTTTTCCATCTACAATTGTTGTTTCTTCTTTTCCTATTGTTGCTGTTCTAGCTTCTCCAAACCATTCCCAAGAAAATTTATCAAGCTTCATTCCTTTTTGTTTATCAAAAACAATTCCACCTGTTGTAACAGCTATATCTTCTAAAGCTAATTTACGTCTATCCCCAAAATCGGGAGCTTTTACAGCACACACACTTAATGTCCCTCTCATCTTATTAACAATTAAAGTTGCTAAAGCTTCATTATCTATATCTTCAGCAATAATTAATAAAGATCTTGCTTGAGCACCTACAGCTTCTAAAATAGGTAATAATTCTTTTACCTGTGTTAACTTTTGATCTGCTATTAAAATAAGTGGATTATCTAAAGTTGAAGTCATAGTATTATTATCAGTAACAAAATATGGAGATTTAAAACCTCTATCAAATTGTAACCCTTCAACGGTTTCTAAATATGTTTCACCTGTGCGAGACTCTTCAATATGAACAACTCCTTCCATACCTACTTTATCAATTGCAGTTGCAATTAATTTTCCAGTTTCAGGATCATTATTAGCAGATATCGAAGCAATTTGTTCTAATTGTTCTTCTCCTGTAATTTCTTCTGATATTTTATTTTTTAGGTTGGAGATTACTTGTTTAACTGTTAAATCAATATCCCGTTTAATTTGTACTGCATTTTCGTTATTGTTTAAAGCATTTAATCCTGCTTTTACCATTTCACGAGCTAATAAAGTAGATGTAGTTGTTCCATCTCCTGCTTTTTCTGCTGTTTGGATAGCTGCTTGTTTTACTAACTGTACCCCTAATTCTTGTTCTGGGTTTGTAAGTGAAATTGCTTTTGCAACTGTAACTCCATCTTTTGTTGATTGTGGAGAACCATTATTTGCAATAACTACATTCCTTCCATTTGGTCCTAAGGTTGATACTACAGCATCTGCTAATACATCTATACCTTTTACTAAATTTTCTCTGGATGTTTTTCCTAGTGTGACTTGTTTACTCATTTGATAAATCTGTTAAGTGGTTAATTTCTTCTTTTGTAACTTGTGTCTGTGCTAATACTTCTCCTAAAGGAGTGTTTATCTTAGCTAAAATTTGATTTTCAGGTCCTACATAATATTCATTCCCATTATGAGGTAATTTTGTAAACCCTTGTGTAGGTAATACTACTACATCCCCTACTTTACTAATTGTTGGGACAAAAGTTCCCATTATTGTAGATTGACCTGGTCCTACAGAAACTACTTCACCTGTTTGGTTTTTTTCACTTCCTAGATCCGGTACTATAATTGAACCATAAGTACTTTCTTGTGATTCAATTGGTTTTACTATAATTGCATTAAATAACGCTTCTAACTCCATCTGTATAATTTTTAATGTTAGTACTAATTGATTTATAATTGTTAATGTATTCTTCTAAACTAATATAATTTTCCATATCCGCTTGTAATTTAGCTATTTTTTGTAAAGCTTGTTCAAAATTAGCATAATAATATAAGGATTTTTCATACGTTTTAGGTGTTCCCTTTTTAGCCCTAAAATGATTGGCATTAGATGTCACATTTTGTTTTACAGTATAACTGTATTCATCTTTAGTAATAAAGAATGGTTCTAGCAAGGGATCGGTAATAGTCTGAATTGACTTTCTTTTTGTTGTCATATAACTTATTTTATTTATACGTGAATATACGAATAATATTGCGCTAGGACACGCTTTTTTGGTAAAACTTTTATTTTATTTTAATTGTTTTTGCTTTTTTAGATTCCGCAATTGGAATAAATAGATGGAGCAAACCATCTTTCATTTCTGCCTCTAATTTCTCTAGTTCGAATTTAGCTGCTACTTTATAACCTAAGTTAAAAGATCGTTTAGCTAATCCCTTATAGATATAGCCTGTGTAATCTTCTTCTTCTTCGGTTGGTTTATCATAGATAATTTTTAAAAGATCTCCATCAATTTCTAGTTGAATATCTTTTTTAGTTAGACCAGTACAGGCAACTTCAAAATGAAGTCCTTCATCGTCATAATAAATATCTATAGGGTGTGGTTGTTTGTTTTCGAACGTTGTTGGTTGGAAAACTCCGTCTGTCTTGAAAAGATTACGGAATAGTAAGTCGAACTTTGATTGTTCGTTGAATAATGTACTCATATCATTTGGTTTTGTGAGGCCGAAGCTCTCGGTTTATTTTATTTGAATATAACATCGTGCCCTAGCTACAATTTTATGTTCGATTATACGTATGTGACCTATTCGTTTCTCGCGATAAAATATTCACTTTCTGTTTCTGATGTTGTAAAGTTAGCTTTTAACATACCTACTTCTGATATTTTTAATGTGCCTTTCTCCATATCCTTATTAGCATTTAATATGTCTTTAAATATGTCTGAATCGAATGGGATTTGGATATCTCCTTTAGTAATATTACCTCTAAGTTGATAAGTAATTTTATTAGAAAAACCAGTATTATCACCAAATATAATTTCACATACATTCTCACCATCAAAATCAGTAGTCGTAGTAATTAACATATTATTTACATCAGCTAAAGCACTTTTTGCTTTAATTAAATGAGTAATATCTTCATTTGTTAAATCAATTTGTATTTCAAATTCTTCAGGGTCTTCATAATAAGTATTTTTACCTAGAATTAAAATATCAGCTAATGAATAAGTTAAGTCAAAATTTAAATCTGCAATATGCATTTTAGTATAAACAGCTTTAATCTTTTCAAGAGTTATATTTAATTCACCATTGGTAATAGAAATTAATTTGCTAAGTTTATGTGTATCAAACACACCTAATTCAGCATCTTCTAAGTTAAAATTGTTATGTACTACTTTACATACTCTACCATTATCACCTGCGTAGACTGTAAGTTGATTATCTTTAATACGCCATTTTACTTGATTATTTAATCCATTTAAATAATATTTTGAAATGACGCTCGTGAGTGTTGTTTTATTTACCATAGTTATAATATACGAAATTTATTTTATATCTCAAAGGATGCTAATGCATTTGTGTAAGGGTTTAAATCTAAAGACCATTGTAAATCACTAAAAAATCCTTCTAATTTATTTAATAATATTGAATCAAATACTTTCTGTCTATCAGCATACCTTTCTAGAAAATCAACTACCTTTTCAGGTATATCATGGTCTTGAAATGCTAAGGCTTCAATTTTATATGGGTTATCTTTTAGGTATATAAATTTAACTTTATCTGCTTGTGTAATTAAATTATGCTTTTTATCTAACTGCCATAACCTTAATAAATCATTGTAACGAACTGTTGCTCTTACTGGTGCTGGTGCTCCTTTAAGAATTTCAGTAAACATTTCTCCTGCTCTAGTATTTTTACCCGAATATTTTTCTAGTTTTTTTATAGCTGAAGGATTACCTAGCTTAGCAAGAGGAATTGAACCATCAAGTATTGATTTTTTAAATACCTTAATTTGTTCTAAAACACTTTCCTTCTGTTCACCTTTTAATACTTGTTGAAGTATATCATTAAAAAATGCTCCTAAAATAGGTGGAAAGTTAGCTTTCATAAACTCTAAACCTTTGATATCTAGTTGCTCGTTTTCAATACCTTCCTGCTTTGTAATCCATTGTGCATAACGTCTTGTTGCTCTAAAATAAGCTGAACGAATAACACACTCTGTTTTCATTTCAAGTCTATGTTCAGTAACATTAAAAGCTTCACGTGCTAATCTATCATAATCCTCATTGATTACATCTTGATACTTTAATGCTATCTTTTC